ATGTTAAACGATCTTAAAATCAAGCAGTTAAAACCCAAAGAAAAAATTTACCGTGTTGCAGATCATTCAGGATTGTGTTTAGAGATCCGCCCATCAGGTGGTAAGTTCTGGCGTTATCGTTATCGCTTCCTTACTAAAGCAAAAATGCTAACCATTGGTCAATACCCTGGTACAACTTTAGCAGAAGCGCGCTTAAAAACTTTAGAATATCGTAAACAGTTAGCAGATGGTACAGATCCATCTAGCTTTCTTCAGCATGAACGACTTGAAGCGATTAAAGCCAGTAACGGAACATTCTTTTTAGTAACTGCTGAATATATGGAATCCAAAAAGGGACAGCAATCTGAGGAATGGTTTCAGCGTCGTAACAGCTACTTTAATAGAGATGTGTTCCCTATTATTGGTAGCAAACCAATTCATGAGATTGATTCAATCGATATTAAAACTGTTCTGGATAGTACAACTTCCAGAATCAGAAAGACTGGAAAAGGCACTGGAGAAACCCGAGGCATATTTGTACGCCAAATGATTGGTGAGGTTATGCGATATGCAATTATCACTAAACGCATCTCTATAGATCCAACATATGCATTAAGAGGGTATTTAAAAAAACCTGAAATCATTCATGCTCGTCCACTCACTGAAATCGAAAAACGTGAGCTGCATACTAGATTGAGAAATTATGGTGGGCTTACCAGCACTAGAAATGCGATTACCGCCGCAGCTTACACATGGTTGAGAAGTATTGAGATCCGTAGAGGTCTAAAAGAATTTATTAATTTTGATGACCGTACTTGGACGATTCCAGCAGTATCGAGGGCTGATATTTTGGCGGGTAAGAGGAACATGAAAAAGAATCGCTTACACATAGTTCCTCTATCTGATCAGATGATCGATTTACTTAAAGAACAATATGCCCTCTACCCAAACAGCGAGTATATTTTCCCTGGTGAAGATGGCGGCATGATGGGTAAAACAACACTGAATACTGCATTACAAAACATGAATTTTGAATTTACTATGCATTCATTACGCGCAACAGCTTCAACCGTAGCCAATGAAAATGGATTTAATCTTGATTGGGTGGAGTTGCAACTAGCACATGCATCAGATAATAAGACACGAGCTTCTTACAATCACGCACAATGGCTCAATGACCGTAAAGTTATGATGCAATGGTGGGCTGATCATATTGATAGTTGGGGGAAATAGTATAAAAAAACCTCCCGAAGGAGGTTTTTTTATAATCTATTGATATTTCCATTATGGTGCCATGAATGGTTATTCCCATATGAGAATTTAATTTCGTCACAAACAAGAGTCCTTTCTTGATGATTTAAATCCTCAATCATCTTCCTAAGCTTACCATCACCATGCACTTGTTCTTTGTATAATGCGCGTAGCAATAACTCTGTAGGACGTCCTATTAAGCCACGATCGGATTCCCAATTTCTTACACTAGTTTCACCAACTCCCAACAAACCTGCAAGATTTTTTTGAGATAGGTTTAACTCTTTGCGTAGAAATCGAATTTCTTCACCATTTAATTCTGGCTTTTGTGTAATTAAATAAAGACCAATAGCATTATGAAGTTCATGAACAGATGAAATAGATACTAATTCACCATATTCTTCATCTTCTTCTATAGTAAAACCATTTTGCAGCCAAACATTACTCAAGCCACTTTCTTCATAGTGATACATAATTTAGCCTACTCTTTAAATGTAGTAACTACTACTGAAAAATCTCCGTTCTCGGATTCTTTAATTGCAACTGAAGTTGTTATGTATTCGCCTGCAGTGCGAACAGATACATTCAATTGACAATCACCACGAGTATTTGGGTACGGTCCTTCAGTAATATCTCCATGTTCAAAACAACATAAAATTTGCTTTGTCGAGATATCTCTCTCCTTCATTCTTTCTTTTGCATGCTTTGTAAACTTAATTCGACTAGTGTCTTTTGCAAACTCTTTCAGCTTCCGTCTAGCTTCATTAAAGGTTAAACACATACAAACACCGAAGCGGTAAAAGTTAAGAAGAAATAACCGTCAAAAATTGACGGTGTGATGCTAATATACGTCGTAATAGAGGCCGAAGTCAATACCGTACTTAAGGTAAAGTGTCAACATGCAATGAAATTGATTGCGTAATTTTCACCGCATTTTCAGCGTATTATGCGCCGCAGCCTGTCGTAGTTAGCATCGAATGTGTAGTTGTGTTAAAGCATTTCACAAAAACTTACGCGAACACTTTAAAAAAATGCTTCCAACCATATATATAACTTTCCCATATAAACTAAGGTATAAAAAGTCAATGAAAATTAATTTAGATAATATTCAAGCGGAAGCACAACAAATTGAAGAACAAATTAAATTAGATACAGCTCAAAACGAAGAAATTAAAAAATTGCTAAAGAAACATGAAAATGACTTAAAAAAATTCTTTACCGATTCCTTCCCTAAAGGAAGTGTTTCAGAAGGGAATGGTGGTAGACAACTGACTGCTAAATTTGGAGAGATTGAAGTTTCTATGTATTTAGTCCCACTCCGTTATGCTGAGAATGGCACGGCGCTTTATGTTGATGCTTGGCCAGTATGTCGCGCCAGGTGAGCAAGAGATTTATAGTATTGATGAATGTTTCATAGAATTAACAACTTACGCGAAAAACTATGATTTAACAGCATACGTTCAAGACATGAGAATGAAGGCTCAGCAGTGGCTTGGCTTGCCGTGTTGCATTGGAATTGGGCGCAGCAAAACTGAGGCGAAAATCGCAAATCATATTGCGAAGAAAAATAAGTATTTTGATGGTGTATGTAATTTAGCAGAGATGGACCCTTGTTCTGCAGAACAATTACTTGCTGCAGTGGACGTTGGTGAAGTTTGGGGCGTAGGCCGACAAAACTGTAAGAAACTAAACTTAATGAACATTAAGTCTGTACTGGATCTGATTGAGTCAAATCCGAAAGAGATTAAGAAAAGCTTTTCAATTGTGATGGAAAAAACTGTCCGTGAGCTGCAAGGCGTTTCATGTATCGACATCGAGCTGGATTCACCATCTAAAAAGCAAATCATCAGTAGCAGATCGTATGGCCACCCTGTTTATGAGAAGAATGATATCAAGTCATCAGTACGGCTTTTCGTGACTCGAGGCGTTGAAAGAATGCGAAATGATGAGTCGTTATGCAAGTTGGTAGGTGTCTTTATTCAAACAGGTAAATTCAACAAAGATGAAAAATACTCGCCGTATATCATTGTACAAATGCATGAATATACTGATGATTTACTCGAGATAACACGTGCGGCAATGAAAGGAATTGATCAGATTTATAAGCCAGGCTTTAAGTATAAAAAGGCCGGTATCGTTTTACTCGAGTTAATTCATAAATCTAAATTTGTTCCGGATCTATTCACTGATTACACGCATCGATATGAGCGTGAAAAGCTATCTCAGACAATGGAAGCAATCAAAGCTAAATACGGCAAGGATCATGTTTCACTAGGCCTATGCAACGACACGCAAGCTATCTGGCAGATGAATCAGAACCGCCGCTCACCTTCTTATTTAACAAATTGGTCAGAACTCTTTCGAGTAGGATAACTCCCATGCATTTATTTAAATTAACGAACGAACAACTTGCACAGATGCTTATTCCGAAACGATTTGTGCCTGAGAAGCCGCCAGAATTGGAAGGAAAGAATATTGAGTATGTTTTTGATAGTGAAGATAAGTTTGAATTATCTTATGATGAGCTATTAGAAATAATTGGAAAGGCTAGATTGGCTGGACCGCAATTAATACCAGTTATTGGTACGGTGGGTGAATAATGAATAAAAGTACTTCTGCTGTAAGTATCATGTTTATAGGATTGATAATCTTTATTCTTATATTCAGTGTTATTAGCATATTTTATTTTTATTGGGGCGATTTAAAGACTATCCAAGACAGCCTTTCAACTACAGGAAGTATCTTTGGTGCTATTGCCACATTAGGTGCGGCTGCAGTAGCAGCTTACTTATTTAATGATTGGAGAGATGAAAAAAATTATGATTTAGAAAACTCTTTGTTAACAAATATTCTAATTGACCTTAAACCCATATTTATTGAACTACATAAAATAAGGTCAGACTCACAAAATCTAAAGAAAATTGATAGTAATCTTATTGTTAAGACTAATTATTTAGAAAGGGAAAGAATTGATATGTTTCAATCAATTATCAGTCTTTTCCCAAATATTAAAATTTACAGTGAAATTAAAGGAGATAAGAAGTTAATAAACCTATACAATATTTTTGATAAATATTGCTTCACAATGGAGGATTTTTATCGTGAATTATTTTTTACAAGATATAGAAGATACTATGAATTAGTCAACAAGGACAATGACTTAAATACAAATAATTATAATTCATCAAGATCTTTTGATATTTTTAGACCATATTCTGAAAATAGAAAAAGTTCATTACTTATTGACATTTCAGAAATCTTAAATGTATTTAAAGAAGATGCATTAGCAGCTAATATCGATAATCAGTTAAAATTCGTTACTTATGAAACTTGGCTTGAAGAAACAATTAAAATTCATAATCAAATCCAAGACTATTGTATCGAACACTTAAAAATCAAAAAAAGTAAAAGCAGCTAAAATTGTTTTATAGTTATTTAAAGCACAAGTATTAATGACAGGAATTTTATGACAAAACCTATAGTTCCACTTACACCTTGTATAGAAGGTGAACCTGTAAAGGCTTTATTAAAAAAAATGAATTCTGAGATAAAACCTTTTTATGTTAGATGCCAGCCAAACCAATTGAGAGTCGAAAATGAGTGTTTTCCTTTGGTTGATCAATACGTTCAAGAACATGGAGGGGAAAGAATTAATGGATGGTCACTATGGGAACAGCCTAACCTTTTCATTGAAGCAGAATTCCATGCCATCTGGAAATCACAGGAAGGTGATTATTTAGATTTAAATTATCGCCCAAACAAGACTGAAAATATTTTATTTTTACCACAATTAGACTTAATTTATGAGGGTTTTCAGAGAAATAATATTCGATTACCTTTAACTAATAATAGAAACGTACATGATTTTTTAAAAGTTAAAGACTATGAGTACGAATTTAATAATAGAGGTAATCGAAAATTAGTTCATGGCGAAGTTCATATAACGGATCCTCTGGAACTTAGAGAATATGAGAATTTAATGCATGCATTGTTTATATTGGGATTAGAACTAAATAAGCTAATTAAACCACTTACAAACTATGATCCATGCATCTGTGGAAGTGGGAAAAAGGCGAAATGGTGTCACAAGATTTAACATCAAGAAAGAAAGCCCTCACCTGAGGGCTTTTCCAATTCCTATCCATGCATCCACTTTAGCAGCACATTCATTCCCTTTAGCAACTGTATCAACTGCCCATAAGGTAATAACTTTACCCACCCCATCATCAAGTGTGCTGAACTTTTCACATGGTTGCATAAGATTAGCTGGAATCACGGGCTTGTATAAGGCTGTTGATTTGCTGCAACCCGTCAACATAATTGCCAAAGCTATATAAATAAAGCATAATTTAAACATAATTTTAATACCTTAATGAGAATAAAGTGAGTGCTTTTAAAGATGAGACTGGTAAAAAATTTGGTAGATTGACAGCAATTTCGCATTACACAAAAACCTCCCCAAACAAAAAAAACAGAACATATTGGGTTTGTAAGTGCGAGTGCGGGAATTTTAAGGATATGATGGCGGACAATCTTAGAAGGAAAGATCGAATACCTTCTTGTGGTTGTTATAAGAGTGAGTATTTTTCAAACCTAAACTCATCACATAAGCTTTCAAAAACACGTGTTTACAGATCATGGGCCTCTGCAAAACAAAGATGCACAAACCCAAATGACACCAACTATCATCAGTACGGTGCTAGAGGCATTAAGATGTGTGATCGATGGAATTCATTTGAACTATTCCTTGAAGATATGGGATGTCCTGAATTTACGAATTTCACAATAGAGCGTATTGATGTTAATGGTGACTATGAGCCTTCAAACTGCCGATGGGCAACCCCCATGGAACAAGCCAGAAATAAAACTAATACTGTCCTTTATGAGTTTGGTGGAAGAAAAATGATAATCACAGATTGGGCAAAATTCTTAGACGTTCGGGTCATTACTCTACGGAAACGCTTAGAAATGGGTTGGCCTATTGATAGAGTACTTAGTAAGAATAATCACAAATTCAATAAGCCCACTCCTTTAAGATCCATCGATAAGATTATTGATAATACTTAGTCCCTGCTCATCAATACAGCGATTGAGATAAACAGGACGCTCCACGATCTTTTGCACTGTACGTGTAACTGTTTCGACTTTTGTACGTTGTTCTGACCTTTGCTTTTCATAATCAGCACTCACTTTATTTACTTTGTCTTGTTGTTTGGCCAAAGCCTCAACCTGGGCACGTTCTATTTTTTGGATCTGCTCATTACACTTTTGGTCAGCTTCTTTAAGTTGGCCAATCTTGTGATTGAGTAAAGCCAATGTGATAACCAGAAAAAAAGCGAGAAACCCGATTATGATTTCTCGCCAAAATTTTGCTGCTACAACTATCCACATTTTTAAAGCTCCTCCACCTCAGGCAAATCTACTGTTTGCCCTGCCAAAGCATGGTGACAATCTGATAAGAATTGGATCTGGCCATTTCGGATGAATGAATGACATTGATGTGAATGACCAGCATTGACCATCAGAGACGGCGAGAATGTTGGCTTTTCTAAGTTCCCATCAAAATCCCATCGAATCTTGTGCTGTTGGCCAACATGCAACGGGTGTAAGTTTTTACAACCAGGGCATTCAATAAAATAAATTCCATTTGATTCAAGTAAGACATGGCTTACTTTGGTGAATTCGGCCATCACTGTGCCTCCATACATTTCTTATGTCGCTCTAATTGCCGTGTCCAAACGCCGTAGCAGCGATTTGAACGGATTGAACAATCACGCTTAGCCACATACTTGTATTTCAGCAATGAGTCACAAGCAGCTTTGTAATTGCCTGCTTTTAAGTTGCGAAGCATTGAAGAATTCGCAAATGCTGTTGTGCCATACTGATATGAAAAGTCTAAGTACACATCATATTCAGCTTGGGATAATTTCACGCCCTTCAATGAATTCTTGAATGGGATCTCACGCTTGGCCACATCGTGGCGCAACCATTTATCTGCGGTGGCTCGCGAAATTGGTGGATCTGACATTTTCACGGCGGTACCATCAGGCTTGAAGGTTGCGCCGTGTCCTTGTGTTGGTCGATCACCAGGCACAGGAATAACAGGTTTAGCTGTATACCCTTCATCTACTTTTACAGCCGTAAAAAAAGCAGCCGAAGCTGCCAATAAAAGGACCGATAACTTAGTCTTGTTTTGCATTAATCTTCTCCAACCATGCCTTTTTCTCTAATTCGTGGATCTCTTGAGCACGTTTATCATCTTTCCGCTTGTACCACCAACCAACCAGAAAGCTAAAAATACTAATTAAAAAGCCGCCCAAACCAATTAATAAACCAATGGCCGTAATTGGATCTAACCCGAATACCTTCCCCACAAATAATGCTCCACTGCCCCCAACTGCTGTTTTGGCTGCGCCAGATGTAACCGTTGCGCTAGCCTCTATGATGTTTTGTGCTTGCTCAGACACGTTCTTTCTCCAAAAGAAAAAACCGCAATTAAGCGGCTATTTTTATTTCATTAAGTCTATACTTCGATTTGATATACAACGCCCGTGGGCGCACTTCTCTTTATTTCATTACCACTTATATATACTTTGGCTCCTTCGCTAAAAACTGTAGCACTGGTACAAAGCACAAGCCCTGTACCATCTGCCACCAAGACTTTGTAATTTGGATGATCTGCACTTTGTATGGTCCCGATAAACTCAGGCGTTTTCGGCAACATATCAAAGAAGCGATTGAAGATATTACTCACGATTCACCCTCTCAATTGATACGGTTTGATTCACAAGCTTGTGAGTGAATGAACCACTCACACTATCAACTGTGCCCCACCAATCGCCGTTAAACGCGACCAATTCACCAGGTAAACACAAGCCAATTTCTTGCGTGATTGGCATCAATAAACTGTGGTTTTCAACTAGACCAGCTTTAGCCAGTACTTCACGGCCTTTGCTATGCATCACTGTGGTTGAAGTGAGTAACGGGCTATTGATCGACTCTTGAAGCACATCACCTGCAGTGCCAACTCGTTTGACCTGCCCTGTATCACCACTGCGATCATTGGTAAGGAATACGCCGTTGTAGTCAGGATAAGGCTCATAATTGGTGGATTGATCCGTGACAACGCTTTGAGGAACTAAGCGATCATAATCATCGATCGCAATTGAATCCCACCAGGTCTTTTTATAGCGCGGTTTGATTGTTAGGGTATTACTTGCAGGCTCACTGTAAATAAAGCCACCTGCAGCCTCTACTATCAATTTGATCGCGGCAATGGGTGTTAGATTTGAATAGCTCAAGCTCTCAGGCGGTAAGATCCAACCTAAGGCATCAATCAGATCCCAATTCAAAACAATATCGCTATTCACTCGATCAAGTTCCTCTTGAACAAGTTGAACTGAAGAACGTTCATTTTCCTGAGTGAATGAGCGTGTCGGTGAATACGGCGCATCTAGTATTGCCGTTGGACTACGTCCAGATAGCTTATAAACTTCTTTACCGAATTGGAATGAACGTGAAATGTTTTCAAGTAACATGTGGTGCTCATTGCCATTGATCATGATTTTTAAAATCACTGGTTTCCCATCAATCGGCTCAGTTTTAGGCTTTTCAAAATATGGAGTGGTTAGGTTATAGGACCAACTCCAACTGCTGCGATCGGTGCTGTAATCACCGCTATAGATTTTGATTTCTTGCCCGTTGTCTAACCGGGTTACTTTGATTTCATTCACGATATACCACCAGTCAACGGGTGCTAAGTTTGGAAGGCACTCATCAGCACCAAAATTTAAAATAAGGTTATGCGGATCTAAGTCATGACATAAACATACGAAATTAAGATCTGGTGAACCAACATATTCGGGCTTGGGCTGTGGCTCGATTGGATCTACTTTAGTTTTTCTAAAATAGACTGCCCTTGCTACATCCCATGGGATAGAATCGGCTGTGACCAGTTCCAAGCCCTTGTCCTGCAAAAACGTGAACCGCTTTTCAAACACTGCTGCGACTTCATGACTAAACGTAATTTTCTTATGTTTTCTGATCATTTCATCCCATGTGGTCTGCCGATTGATCAGAAGCTTTTCAGATTCTTCAAACACCAAATTACGAGAAATAAATCGTTTATCGTTTTCCTGCCAAACCACTTTTGAAGTGCTCGATAATCCTGTGGTTTCTTCAAAAACAGCCCTCACCATTCGCTGCAAGAAAGTGGATTTATCAAAGCCTACAATTACAGCGTTTGAGATCGTTAAACCGCGCTCAAAAATAAAGGCGCTGTTATGCGCCTTGATGATTGCTTTACCAAACCTGAGATGATTTTCTAGCAGTGCTGGCAATGATCTTTGATATTCAAATACGCTTAAATGGTTGAGGCCACGAAGGAAATTAATATCGAAATGCGTAGTAATTACCGAACTAAAACCTGTGTTAATAACAGTATCAACTGTACATAACTGACCAATCGTTACAGCTTCAATTTCAGCATTAAAACCAGTTGCAACAACACAATCGAATTGAGCGAAATTACCTTGAATTGTTTTTAATTCAGCTATGAATGCTGTGGTTATAACAGCATCAATACTCGCTGTAGCAACCTCATCAGCACCAAAGTTCAATACAACGTTATGTGAATTAATATCACCTATTAATTCGGTGAAATTTAGATTTACTTGATTGCCATCAGGTGGAATGTAATTTGACACATGCACACCTCATTTTAGGTTGTGGGTCTAAGCACGATTGAGTTAATCATTAAAGTACTACCGAGCACTAAATTGGGGTTAGCCAAAGTAATGTCGGAACCCACGGCGAAATCTGCAACGCCGTCACCATTGCCGTTATACAAGCGTGCCCATGTTGCAGTACCAGTCTTGGTAACAGTTGCTGCATCCGTTGGATTTAGCTCGATGTTGTCAGCATTCAATGATTTGAAACATGGTTTCGGCAAATTCAGCGTAACCAGTTTTGCACTTGGATTAGCGGCCACTGCTACACTACTGGGTTTTGAATCGTTATAAAAAGAAAAGGTAGCATTGCCGCTACCTGTATCTAAGAATGTTGCCAATGCTTGCAATTGTGCTAAGCCTGCGGCCACTGATGGAATCACACTCATTTTGCAAACACCCTATCTTGAATTACAGCATTAAAATCCGCTAATTTGTCTCGCGCATAAACCACATAATGTCGGCCTTTAGCCAGACCAAAGAACTCATAAGTCCCATCTATGTTAGACATTACGCTTCGTGTCGAGTTGTCGTTTAAGCTGTAGACATAAACACGCGATTGATAAATCACATTCTGCTTTTTTACTGTGCCTTTTATAGATGCTAAGGTATTTAAAGCACCTAAGTTATTTTCAAAATTCTTAGTACTCACTAAGGGTATTTCCATTACTGAAGCCTCCCTAAATTGAATGCAATCCGACCATCACTACCACCAATCACCATAACAGTATCTATAGCATACATGGTGTTCTCGAATGAGATCCCTGAAAAAGCAGCATCTGTTCTCTGTTTGTCGATATAACGAATATATGGAGCCGCACCCACAAGGTAACTAGAAGAGAGCAAAACATAGGGGCGAACTACAAAAGCATTTGCATAAGTATTTGTTCGACCCGTTGTGTATATCCCATGCTGTGGTAGTGCCACATCCTGTGTAGATTTACCAACATTATTAAAAATTAAAATACCTGATTGAGATGGACCATAAGTTAAAGGGAGGTTGTTTTGTGGTGATCCACCAGAAAAATCTACAGATGTACCAACAGTTGCATATAAGAGTGTCGAAGCTAAAAAATAAGGAATAACTGCTGTTTCTAAGTAGTTATCATAAACACCAAAACCATAAAGGATCTTACGCAGTTCATTGGGTACGGTTGTAGTAATTAAATAAAAGGCATTTTCATCACCTACAATCATCCAAGGTCGACTACCTTCAGGTGGTGCAGAAGAATCAGCAGAGCCTGCATAAGGGTTTGAGCTTCTTGCGTAATACCATCTTGCCCACCCGTTATACGCACTTGTTCCAGATCCAGAACCCGCCCAATTTTTTGATGGTGCGCTCGAATCAAATGGAATCTGTTCACCTGTCAAATCATCAATTGAAGTCATTGTACGCAACACACCGACTTTTGCGTATTTTGCATAAGTAGAGCTATATACAGGATCTAAACTGTTATCTACACGTAAAAATGGTCGATGCTCTGCACTTGTATTTGCATTGCGATATGCACCTTTATTCGTGCCTGAATACGTTTTTTCATAGCCCAATGGTGCAATGATAGCTGTACCTACTGTCGTGATGGATGTAACACCAGCAGGAAGTTCAATAGCAATCGTCGTAGTTGATGGAATCCCTACAATTCTGAAATTACCATTTAAAGCAGTAGGTACAAAAACAGATAATCTCAGGACCTGAAATAATTTTAGATTATGATTAACACCAAAATTTAAAAGCACATTTGCGCCGTCAATCGTAGCACTGGCAATAGCAGGAAGTGTCACACCGTTGACTAAAGCCGCATCTAAAACTGAAATCATCACACCAAAGCTATTAGTGAGTTGTGGTGCATTCAAATTATCACTGCAAATAAACTTAACTTTGTTTTCTGCTGCCATTTTCATTTACTCAATAAAAAAGGCTGCAAATGCAGCCCTTTGGGTGTAATCGTTTAAATAACTCGGTCAATATCACCGCGATACATGATTTGAAAGTTATCACTTAAGGTTGTTGGTTCTGATTGCTTCACTGTACGAATACACCAAAGAGGATACATTGCGGCCACTGTGTTGAATCGCAGAACGTTATTTGATGCCCAACCACCTGTGCCCCATCCTTCTTTCTTCACAACGAAATACGGCGCATTGGTGACAGGATTAACGGGCATACAATCTGCTGTTGTACTACCTATACCAATTTGACCAGAAGTTTCGCCAATGATCCTGAATGAAGTAGCATCGGTAAACACCAAGGCCCAACGTTCCTGAATAGAGCCCTTGTTTGTGATTTGGATCGGATACAAAGCATCATTGTAATTTGGCGTGATTGGCTGACCTGTCGGCTCATCTGCCCAAATGCTATTCCAAGTCCCTTGAACAAACTTGTTCGTGTATCGGCTGAACATATCACCAATCACCACCACAGATCCAACAATCGAATCATCTTTACTGTAGTTGTGCGTTACAGGCTTTGTGAAAGTCACTTGGCCACTGATCTGCACATCATTGATCAAGCCAATATCTTGATAACGGTATGCAGCAAAGATCGGTGCAACCAGACTATTCAAAGCAAAATCACCACTTAAAGTTACTTTGCCAAAGTCATAGTTAACGGTGTACATGTCATAAGCAACTTTTACGCCGTTGCTATCTTCTAACTCACACCATGAAATACGCTGATCATTCAGATCATAGGTTTGCCCAGCAACATGGCTAGGCAGTTCCTGTTTCTTAGATGAAGCAATCACACCAATATCACCCACTCGGAAAATCGGCACACGGCCATCTGGTGGCAAACGTGTAGCAGATAGACCAAGGATATCGCTATCTAATGGAATGTAGGTATACGCCACGGCGTTATAGCGTACGCTCGTTGCATCAATCCAATACGGCACGTTGATGTAGGTTTTACCTGCTTCCGAAAACTCAAGCTCAGGTAAATACCATTCTTCAGCTTCAATGGCTGGGCGATTGGCCACAGTGATTTCAGTCTTTGTGTAAAAGTAGATATCAACAAAACCAGTCTCATAATTGATAAAACCATGTGCCTGTGTTGTTTCAATCAACCCTGCTTCATTTGCGGTTAAAGTGAGTTGGCCACCTGCCATCGCCGCTACAACCACGGTTAAAGAACCTGGTCGGATTGGGATAGTCGGAGTGCGAAAACTCACATGATGAATCGGCAACATATCAGTCGTAGTCGTTAATGACTGCATTGTGATCTGGTTATCAACGTTTGGTGTCCAGCTGCTGAGCTCAACAATACCTGTGCCATATTGAATGGTACCAGACTGAGTACCGCTACCCGTTGCACTGTCTACATTACGATAGATCAACCCTGATCGATCAATAATGGTGTCAGCTCCAATTTTAAAGCGCACCGCACCCGATAGGATCTGCTCATTAAAACCTGCTGTTAAATCAAAACTGAGTTTATCTGCAGTGTGTTGAAGGGTTGCATTATCTGTACCAGGGTTATCACGATATTTCACATTAACTGTCGTGGTACCAAAAGCCTTTAGAATCTTACTTTGCGATTCAATTCTTTCTGTCTGTGGTAAATAGAAACCCATAATTATGATGCTCCATAACTGACGGTTGTGTATACACGGTGATAAACAGTTGAATCCAAGCTAGGCGTTACTTCCACTGAACCAGTGGCATAAGTGATGGTGCCTTGTATGTTGCCAAATGGATCAACTAGATTGCCTGTTGTCGCATTGATCGGGTTATCGGTTAAATACAAAACTTGCCCTAGGTTTGAGAGTTCATCAGTTACAGGCACTTCAAGCTGAACACTGTTAGGTTGAATCGCAACACCTGTACCAATTGTGAAAACTAATTTTTGACTGCCATCAGGGGTTAAATTCGATTTAACTTGCTGCTTAGGATCGCCATGGTCAAAGTTGAAATTAAAGTTTGCTCCTTTCTGCGGCAATTTATTAGGAATCAATTTTCCTTCACCAGTGGCATAGTTAATATTTCCCGTGGCATCACCAACAAACTGACCTTGTGAGTTACTTGTGGCGGTTTTAGATACCCCCTCAAGTAGCCATGTAACCGTGACACCTGAAGTTGTGCCAGGCGGCAAACTGAAAGGAATTGCTGCAGGTGCAACGGGTAAATTAGCACGGGCAAAAGTGGTAATCGGACTACCCCATTGCAGCAAAATTGGTGTGCCAACATCAGGCAAAGCACCAGTAGTGAGTAGCCATGTACCCGTGGCATAGTTAATAGATCCACTACCTACCGAATCACTTGCCCCAACCAATCGCCCTGTTCCATTGTCTTTTAAGGTGTAAAACTTACCTTGTGACATGTACGAGATTGAAAGTGCACCAGGTGCGGGTATTGGTACCAAAACACTCGTCCAGTTTGTACCTTGGTTGTTTTGTGTTACTGGAATTGCATATGACTCAAATGGCTGAACAGGTGCTGATGCAGGGATAAACGTAATCGTAATAACGGCGTTACCCGTTCCGATCGCATTGGTCCACACGATGCGGCCTGTCTGATAATCAATCGTTCCAATCTGGGTGCCATTCGCCGTGCGTAATGTGCCGCCGTTATCAATGATAGCCTGCCCAAACAATGTAAATGAAACACTGCCAGGTAATACGCTTGAACCGATATAGAGGCTTTGAGCTGTATTCACGTTTGTGGTGTACTGAACTGAGATTGTTCCAGAATTACCTGCCACCAAAGCAGGGTTTTCACTCACAGCATTTAGATCTAACAACGGCGTTTCAGTTTGAGAAGATGGAATTAACTGAGAAAAGATAGAACTCGCTTCTACAGTAAAGCTGCCAACATTCACATTGTCATTTAAATTCACACTTGCTGAATACTTGCCTGAATCAGCGACTACAGTATTTCTTAAAGTCGTTGCTGGCTTTGTATTGTTGTACCACTGTGTAGCGGATACACCGATAAAGTCACGGCTCAACGGATCCTGAAAGCCATAAGTCGCAATCTTATATTCAACGTCAGCATTATTCACACGAATGAAAGCAGCACGTGTTGATACTGCAGTCAAACGGACATACTGAGTGATTTCAGTTGGTAACCCTTCATTCACAACAAGAACAATCGTATCGCCGACATTGTTTTCTGATTCGTTCTTGCTCATGGCCACTTGCAGTGACTTCATGCCTGAATATGCTGTATCCAACAAAGAACCTACAGCTTGTGCACCTTTTGCAAGATAACTTTCTACCCGGTTCGCTGCACTTGAGCGAACATCTGTATGACTCTCAGTGCTGAACAAAAGTGCTGAGACATTCGGATCATCAGGATTCTTTGAAATGAATACTGTAGAGCCCATCAATAACTCAGTATCATTGTTATTGATCCCTGCGTAAACCTTTCGCATCGATACACGGCCCATTGTTCGGTCCAGTTCCGACACATCAGGGAAAAGGTTATTACTCTCCCCATCAACGACAACTTGGCCAGAGTATTTACCGCCGCCGTCGGGAGTGTCCGTTAAACGCTCAGACTTATATAAAATTAGATTGTTAGTTTGTACCGGCATTTGGCACCTCTAAAAGTTTTAAAGTGACTTCGTAGAAATCACCCTCAGATACTGTTGGGAACCCAAGCACTGGCTTTGCCTCGATAGCGCCTTCTGAATGATTGAAAATCACATTGAATTGACGTGTGTCATGTGGATATTCAAAAATAAGAGTGAACTGCTCATTTTGAAGTGCAGACCAATCTTTAATGATTGATAGAACCGAGCGCTTTACCCAACCTTGTTCAGGTGGCGGGGTTAATGTAATAGGTCGGCCTGATTTCTTCTTGCCCTCTTGAATGATCAAGGTACCGTCTACGGCGTACTCTTGATTCTGTTCAATTGGCTTCCAAGTAAATTCATCAGACCATAAAAAACCGTCCTCTAATTGGACGGTTTCATTGGTTAAATTTCGGTTAAGTCTCATTATGTCCTCTTTTTGGCTTGTTCCAATTGAGTAAAAAAGTCATTAACCAAGTCTTGCTGCGATGGATCGCCAGTTAATTCAACTACTTTCCCACCGAATTCAAAGCGATAAACTTGAGTTTTTGGATTGCCTAAATCAGATGAACTTGGCACCTTTGGTGACTCAATAGACGGCGCTTGAATGTTTGGTACTTTCACTGCAGGTGATTTACCACCAACTGAAACCGAACTACCACTAGATCCAGATTTCTTACCCTCCCAGTACTTCAGCGTGTCTTCCATCTCTTTTAAAAGTGGTGTGCTGTGATCCGTAACAGAACCTGGTGTGAGTGCTTGGCGATATGCAAACAACATTGCTTGTAGAGCCTTGTCTGCTTTGCTTTTGGCTTGTCCTGAGTCCATTCCAGCGGCAATTAAACGCTGCTCGTAGTCCTTCGCCTTGGCATTCATATCATCCATGGCTTGACCCATACCTTTTGCTGATGATGCTGCCTGCGCTTTCCGTGCAGCATCAACTTTAGCCATAGAATCAACCCATTCATCTGCTGTGCTTTTTGCTTCTTCGCGGGCAACACGGCCTAGCTCTCGAAAACCTTGCGCAGCAGATCCTCGTGCAGTTTCACCCACATTGTAAAGGCCATCTACAATCTCTTGAGTTGATTGAACAGATGATTTACCTGTTGCATCAATCTGAGCCTGTAAACCAACAGATGCGCCCTGGGCTTTAGCATTTGAAATAACAGCTTGATCACCTGATGCGGCAGCAGCTTGCATCACTCGTTCATAGGCTTGTTTCAGGCCCTCTGATGTTGCCTGACCACTTGCCTTAATTGTATTGAAATCTGCAATTGCCGATTCTGCTGCAAGTTTTAATTGCTCCTTGGTTTTAATGCCTAGGCGATCGAAAGCCTTCCCTACTTCATCAAGATCATTAGGTAATTTCTCAGTAACTTGTTTAATGGCCAACATGCCCATTTCAACTTGCTTTGTAGAAAAAACACCCTGCTTTTCAAACTCAAGTAGTTTGGCTTTCGCTGCATCAATTTCAGCTTGGCTCTTGGCTGTTTCCAACCATTTTGTCCAAGCATCATAAATAATACCCGCGGCTTGTTCACCCGTTGCACCTAGTCTCTGAACACCTGCAGCAAGATCATTCACTTGATCCTGCTTTTCCTTAAAGCCTCTCGAAACTTTATTGAGTGCCGCATCAAGATCAACACCTAAGGCCAATGCACCTTGTTTTGCTGCATTTTCAATTGCCTTGCCATATCCACCAGCATCTTGCTGAGCTTCAATTGCTCGCTGTTTTCTAACTGCGGCCAGTTCCTTTTCTTTGGCATCAATCGCCGTCAAGGAATCCTGTGCTGACTTCAAGGCATTAAGATCGCCTGTGCGTTTAGCTTCCTCAACCTGTTTCTGTAGTTGCACACGCTGAATAGCACTTTCTTTTAAAAATGCAGTGTATTCATCATCAGCTTGCTTAGCCTTCTCAATAGATAACTTAGATGCCTCAGCTGCTTCCTTGGCTGCCTTACCTGATGCATCCCATGCTTGTACAGCGACTTTGCCAGCTTCATCCAATGTGACTATATAACCCTTAGTCATTAGATCGGCTTGCATGGTGCCATCCATGACACCGCCATTAGCTTTTATCGCAGCTTCAGCATACGTTTGAACGGCGCGTAACTTTTCCTCTTCGCTTACTTTCTTGCCTTCGACCTCAGTTTTTTGATCTTTAAGCAGTTCTTCAAGTTTTGCCTTGGAACTAGCTATCGCCTCTTGATCCTTCTGTAACTGTGTTTTACCTATATCATTGTAGGTCTCTATCACAGCCCATTTATGTTCCTCTGACAGTTTCACAGCTTGTTGAGCATTCTTTTCAGCCTGAGCAAATAGTCTTGCCGATGTTTTTTCAGCCTGATCTGCTAAAGCCCCCATAAAAGGAATATGCTGTAAAATTGATGCACTTAAATCATAGATACCAGCAGATAAAAATTGAATTGATGCCAATACAAGTTTTAATCCAACATTAAGCCCTGTACCAAGATCACTAACTGCTGCTAGCCCCATTCTCAAGACATTAAATGCTGTAGTCAGTCCATTAACATCTTCTTGACCACTTAATAAAGCTGCAAATAATGGAGATACTGCATCTAAAGCACTACTAAAAGCACTAAATACAGTCTCACTAAAATCTATTAAATCTTTCGCACCTTGCTTTAGATTCCGATAAAGGTCAGAAAGTGTATCTCTGATTGCATTAATAGTGCTTGGATCTATATCTGCAAATCGCTCACTAAAGTAACTGAGACCTAACGCAATATCATCAAAGAAAGTTTTAACAATCTTCAGATTTTCCGCTATTACCAATAAGCCTTTAGCAATTGTTTCTGTTGTACCAGTACCCTTATTAATTTCACCAATTGTTATTTGCCATTGAGTCTGGATAGTCTGCAAGGCTTTTTCTACCGTAATTGGTAGTTTTTTATATTCTTCATCAATAGCTTGAGATTGGTTTTGCAATGCACGTATTACAACCTTGGATGTTAGATCACCATTTTCGGCCATCTTACGTAATTCACCAGTTGTAACACCAAGCTCCTTAGCTAAAGCCCGCATAATTACTGGGGCTTGCTCACTTACACTATTGAACTCCTCACCAGAAAGCCGTCCTGAATTTAAACTCTGAATCAACTGTGTAATAGCAGCGTCTGCTGCCTGCGCAGAGCCTCCACCTGTTTGTACTGCCTGGGTAATCGTTTTGGTCAAACCTAGGACTTGCTCTTGAGCAAGGCCCATTTCTTTTCCGACATAGGTTATTTGTGTAAAAAGCCCCGCTGTTGACTCCAAGTTGGCATTTGTTAAAAGTGCTGTTTGGTGAACGCCAGACATTGCGCTTTCAAAATTTCCAGTATCACCAACGGCGATTTTTATACGTGCAGATAAGTTTGTATATGAGTCGGCTGTTTGGATTAAATCCTTTACACCAACTCCAATACCGACTGCAGCAACCGCCGTTGCAAGTAATGTGTAACTGGTTTTTAAACCATTGATACCCTTCTGAGCTGTAAGAGCTGCTGGTTCAGAATTTTTTAACTCTTTATTCGCATTTAATACGGCACCTTCAAATTTATTAAAAGCCGCATCCGCCTGCATCACTTCTTTTTCAAGTTGATCTACAGATTTTTGAGCAATTGCTATACTTTTAGGATTCGCATCAGTAGCTGATAATTCTGATAACTTTTGCTTCGATTGCGTTAAATCTAGCTTTAATTGTTCTAATGCTCTGTTTGACTTTACACCGAGATCAGTAAAGTTTTTAGCCACTTTACTGGCTTCAGTTCCTGAATTTTCAATTATTCCAGTAGCCTTGGTGAGTGATACAGTAAGTGCATCAGCTAATTCTTTTGTGCCCTTAGGAATTATCTCGCCAAGCTGTTTAGATGTTTCTTCTGTTGTACCTTTTAATTTTTCAGCTTCTTTTTGAATAGCATCAAAAATTGCTTTGGTTGTTGTGCCTGATCGATCAACATTCGAGATGTAATCTTTAACATCAGCATCAAGTAATAGTTTAAAAACTAAATCAGACATATATTCCTCTTTTATGGGCAATAAAAAACCGACCTATAAAGTCGGTTTTTTTAAAACGTTTATTAACTCAGTTTGGAATTCTGGATTCACACTCATTAATCACTTTGTTGGCTTCTTTTCCTTGAACTATACTTTTGGTGAATAAATAAGTAATTTTATCATCTGCACCCTTATCGTTAGATAAGAAAGTTAGCATACCCTCAATAAATGCCCCCATGGACAAACTATAAAGCATTCTTCCTGCCTCTAAACATGCACTATATTTTTCTTGATCAACTTCTCGTTTGATTTTTTGAAGTTCTGATATAGGTTGAGCTAATGCTAATCGCATAACATTATTTGTTAGCTTCTGCTGATCCTCAAAAGCTCTCACCTGTGTTTTTAAAGTGGAAAAATCGCTTTTCTTCAAATCCTTAATTTCTGCATATCTCAATGTTGCAATGAATTGAGCGTCATTATTAGGAATATCAAGTTTCCCAAGTTCAATTGTATATGCCGAAATCTTTGCTTTCAGGACATTTTCTTCTTCTATCTGCTTTTGTTCATAAGACCACCAGCCATAGCCAACAAGTAAAACTACCAATGCAATTATTATCGCAATTGGTAAAAAAAATGACCCCTTGTATTTTTCACCGCAAGTTCTACATTCTGAATCTGAGGATTTCATTGGTTTTTTGCACGACTGGCAATATTTAATACCCATAATCAAAACCATTTAATTTATTTGTGAGATTAATCTATCAAATGAAATAAATAGTGTCATTCAAAAGTTATTCACCTAATGAATTGATGTATTTTTCAAATCCATTTTGCTTTGCATTGTTTGCAACCCTGGTTGCGATAGCAATAGATTTAAGCTTCAGGTTATCTCTGCGCTGTGCAGATTTTATATATTCTAAGAATGCCCCATAAGACATATTATAAATATCTGTTTCTGAATGGCCATGCTCCACTAGAAATCCAAATGAATCAAACCATGATGCCTCTATACTTACAGCATTACCTTTAGTTTTTCGATTTCGTTCAGGCTTTTTAAAAAATGCATCATTAACTTGGATGATCTTTAAAACCAGCTCTGCAATGGCTCTGGTTTGCGCCGTATTCGCTTCAAATGTTTTCGGCTCCATAGTTGTCACCAATGAACACATACCCATGATATTAAGGATTTGAGGCTCAACTAACGGCGTGATTGTTTCTATTGAATAACTTTTTAATCCATCTTTTATATTATTTGCATATTGTGCAAAACGATCTAAGTTTTTAACTTGGATCTGTTTTACTTCAATTTTCTGATCAATGAATGTGTGTAGTAAAGATTCATTGTTTGCTAAAAAAAAGTCATTCATAGAAAAAATCCTAAAAGGTACAGGCACAAAAAAAGACGCATATGCGCCCCTGTGCCTGTAGTTGCTTACTTAAACTGAAAAACGCTCAATATGGCCCCAAACACTTAATTCAGCGTCATTGGCCTTACTGTTGTCAGCTTTACATTCACCTGTAATGGAGAATGTATTAAATTCTTCATTGACGAGCTCAAATTCTGTCTCTGGTGAAAGAGTTAGACGGTGAAGAACAACCACGACTTTATCACCACTAAGAGTATCAATCCCTTTGAACAAAGCTTTGTACTCAGTTCCAATATTATTAGCAATGGTTGTACGTGTTTTTGCAGCTGCAGTACCAGACCACTTCACAGCACCAGTGATTGACTCAATAAATTTTACAGTACCAAAAGCTGCATCAAGTACATACTTACTTGCATCAATTGCAGCGTCTGAACCATCTTTAAAAGTTACACCAGTTAAATTGCGATGACCTAAATCAATCATAGCGTTGGTGGTTACAGTACCCAATGAAACATCGGTAATAGTTTGTGATGCAATTTCAATACTTTTACCACTCATCACAATAGCCAAGTTGGTTTCGTTGATCGTATCAAGATCCCCTTCAACACCTACGCCTGTTTGCTTGTATAGCGTTTCATCCTTAGCACGAAAGCCATAACGACTATCATAATGATCAACTTGATCGGTTGTGATATTGAGCTTTAAGGTGGGCATATTACCGATAGGAAGTAATGCTCCCGCCACACCACTTACAATTTTTGCAAGGCACAATTCACCTTGTAACGATAAAGTTCTATCAGCCATTTGTCTTCTCTCCTGAATTTACTTTCTTTTGTGTTGGCTTAATTTCGGATTCAGGAATTTCAATCTCCTTAATCTCTTCAATCGCACCATCTTTTAGAAGTTGGATGATTTGCAATTGTGGCAAAGCACCGATAGTTTCCCCGATGGCCCAACGGCCAACGGGTTTTAAAGCTTTGTATTGCTTGTCCATGTAAACCTCATGTGTAAGCTTGGATTTCAAACATAAAAGGGAAAAATGCAAAGCCTGGCGAATTGCCAATACGCACAGGTGAATTTGCACGCTTGAACATACGATAACCAGGTATTTGAGGATTGAAGCCTTGCAATGTGTCTAATAGTTTTCGAATGAATGGATCTGCCTCTTTTCGGAGACTGTTTGTGTTTTGCAATTGGGCACCTGCATCACGCACGCATAAAACAACAAGCCACTGTTGAAATATGGTTGAAGAACTACCGTTACTTACAGTCTCACTAACTCGATCATCAAAATAAATCACACTGACTGACGGCGCATTATTCGAACTCTCAAGCATTGCTTCTATCGTAAACGGAGTATTCACCTCCAATAGTTCAGGCATACCAGTTTTGATCTGCTCAACCAAAATAGGCTCAACTGCGAAATAGTCTTTGATAGCTGTCATACTTACACCACGAATATGCCTGTCCCGATAATCCGCTCCGGCTGATCATCAGCAACAGGGAAAATCAGAACTGCTTTACCTGCAGAAATTTGCTTAAGCCAACTGATGATGTCCTCATAATCCTGCCGCACAATCTCAGTTGGTTTGTCCTTGTACAAGAAATAACGTGAAATCACTGCAACAGCACGTTTCACAGGCTCTGTTGTCACTGGTAGTGGCAATGGGTATCTAACAGCTATAAAGCCATTTACCATTTCTTCAGCATCAGAAATTGCTTTAACTGATGTTGGTGGATGCTCACCATCAGTACGTGCAATATTGCGTTCTAGCTTAACTATCTCTAGTTCACCAAAACGCTCAATAAGTTCATCACGGGATAAATAGCCCATTTATTTCACCACTCTATAACTGACTCTTTGACGAAGTTGGCCAGTATCAATTAAAGGCTTGCTACTACCTTTGCGCTTAATTGTTTTAGGCTTCAGGGGAACAAACTTTCCATTAATCATGTAAGTTTGAACATCAGCTTGCGCCTCTTGTCCAAGAAACTGCCAAGTTGCAGCCATGGTGCTTTTACCTAAAAGCATTGGCTTGATTTGCCCCATGAGGTACTGACCATATTTGCTTTGGTTCAGTTGCAGACTTGCACGAAAGAAAGAGCGTTCAGGGATGTTTCGACCAGGTGCGCCGTATTCATGAATCGCGGCAAGATCTGGCATATCAATTGAACGCTTCCCGCCTTGTTTCAAATCAGTGATATGTGGCTTTCCCCCAAACACACCAACTTCCGCATGGCCAGTTAGCTTGGTGGCTTGAGAAACGAGTTTGTTAAAAAACCAATTACCCTTTTGCACGATGCTAGCTTTTACTTTCATGCAAATTCACCATTATTTGGCTTGTGCTAATTTAGCCTGCAGATCTTTAAGTGATTCATCTTCACCAAATTCGACATTGAGCTCGGTTAGCTTGGCTTTGATTTCGGCAATTTTGGCATCTTCAGCAGCCTTAGCCGCTTCTGCAGCAGCACCAGTTTTAGACCCAGACTTCGCCTTTTTAACATCCGTGACAGTCAATTCACCTGATTTTTCTAAGGCAGTGAATGCAGGATGATTGGCTAAAGCCTCATGCTGATCATCTGTAATTTCTACTTCTACGCCTTTCGGCAGCATAACAGGACCCGTTGCAGTACGTGCAGAAACGCGGCCCATTTCACCCTGATATGTATATTTCGGCATTTTCATTGCTCCAAAAATGACTAAAGCCGCTTAATTGCGGCTATTTAGTCATGATTATTAAAATTTAATGGTTAGGTTTTAGGAACGTCCAAATAACGCAAGCTATCTACACGTTTAAGCCATACGCCTTGATACAAGTAATAACCAGGTGTGAAGAGGTCAAGCCCATCAGCCTGAGGTGCTAAGAATTCCAAATCTTTCGGAATACGCATTTCGATACAAGCTGGATCTCGGCGATATACAGTGATACGGCGAATACCACCTACCCCCATAGATTCAGTTCGACTCGTTCCACGAATAGTGAGTTTTTTACCTTCCAAAGCTAAAAGATTATTTTTAGAGATCCATTCATACAAAGTTGTCTCTAAATTGTCAGCAATACGGCGTTGAGTGATAACGCGCATTAAGCTTGATGGCAAAATCATCGTATCAGGCGTAATTGAGGGATTGAATTCACTCGCCTCAATTGCATCAGACAAGATGTCATTCACATCTGCTAGGATTTCATCAGGTGTTGCTGTTTCCCAAGCCTTTAACGCCGTTTGAACATTAACACCAGTCTGATTAAACAAGCCACGTAAACCTGAGTTTAGATCACCAACCCAAGCAATTCGTGACATGTGTTTCTCAAAGCCCAAACGTGCAGCTTGAACCTTATCCTCTTGTAGAGAGATACCGGCCTGAGATGCTGTCGCTAATTCAAGAATTGAATATTGATATCCAATTGAACCAGAACGAACCCCTAGATCTACCTCATCATAAAAGACTTCGGCCAAAGGTATATCTTTACCAGTCCCACTATGGTCCTGACCTTCGCCAACACCGTTTTTACGTTGTAAAGAATGCTTGGTACCAACAACTGCAGGGAAGTTAGATTTCACTGGAATGTAAGAAGCATACTCAGTTGCTTCTGTCATTTGTGGTGTCATTTCATTACTTGTTTCCAAGTTAACAAGCAATGTCACCAAGTTTTTTAGATTAAATGCATCGCCTACTTGAGCCTGCATCACTGGTGCTACACCACCAAACAGGGCGAGCTTTCGATTAATAAGTTGTTCACGATTCATGTATTAAGCCCCGCGTAATTGAACAATAGCCATGCCATCAGCACTTGTAATGCTGTCCCAAGTTGCACCAACCAATTCGGTACCATCTGTTGCACTGGCTTGTAATGAGCCCATTGGGTTATTAGTAGTGGCGTTTGCTGTACGCACATAAACTTTCCCACCAGTGGCTGTAATTGGTACTGCAGGTTTTACCCAAATTCGTCCAACACGCATTACAGGCGGCACATCGAATTGCTTATATGCTTCTTTCCCATTTGCGTCAGTTCCGTTTTTACCAATGTGCTGATGCACAATGATGCCTACTGGTCGGAGTACACCATTTACAGCCGCACAACGAACGCCGTCACCTGCATCACAAGCAACCTGACCATCATTTAACGTTCCTGAGCCTGACATAGGCATTGAGCGTACATCCTCAGGGGTACTTTTTAGGCGTTGCCCTACCACCGCCACTTTTGCATTAAGTTGCATTCGCAAACTCCTTAAATGTCTTTCTTCCAAGCTGTTGTTTTGTCATAGCCCTGGTCCTGCGGAGATGGGCTGCCATTCCCTCCTGCTGGTGGGGTAGCTGTGCTATCACCTGTAAGGATGGTATTGAGGGGGTTTGATGTGCCTTGTGTGCCATTGGTGGCAACCAGCGCACGGAAAACCATGTCAACTTGCTCAGGTTTTGCATCACCAATTGCAACTGTTCCAAGGATTGCACCAACGATTGCATCGCCTGCTTTAGCAGTGATGGCTTCGCGCTTAATTTGCTCACATGAACATCCTTCTGTTTTCACACTTGCATTGAGTTTTTTTGCATCAGTGATAACTGCTGCACGCTCATTTGCTAATGCCTCAAGCTTTTCAGGTGTGACTTGATTTGCTTCAAGGGTAGTAACCTTTTCAGCATTGGCCTTTGAATCCGCAACAACCTTATCAATCACGGCTTGAACTGCCGTTAATTCAGAAACTGAAAATTCCTGATCCCCGATTTTGATTTTTGCATCAGCTGCCTGTTGCAATGAGACCAAAAGGTCCTGATCCTTTTTTAGTGCTGCAGCTAATGCAGAATTATCAGCAACATCAAAAGGGATGCCATTTACAATGATTTGCATTGTTTTCTCCATATTGTTTGGATTTGGGTTTTGATCACCAATGCGGCAATCACCACCACATCGGCCATATTTGACTAAGGCAATATGATCGCCGTAGAAGTTTTTAAATTCAGCTTGGTACGGCGTACCATCTGGTGCAGTGCCGCTGACAAAATACAATTCAGCGCCGTAGCCTAGCGATAGCTCTAAACGCTCTTGGCTTTGGATCTGATTGATCACATCGTTATCTTTAATAAGTAAATCCCCTACAAGGAAATCACCCTCCTGTCGCACGTTTGATAGTGTTCCAATCGAGTGAGTTTTCCATGTAGCAGCATTTACTGTATTACCAGGTGGATGATTGTCAGTGACATCAACACCTTGATAACTTTGAATCGTTTCAGGTCTAAATAATTCTTCAGCAGAACTGTAGACATTGATGACTTGATCAGGGGTATAACCCTCGATCCCATTAAATTCACCAGCGTAGTACTGCCGTACCTGAGGTGCCTTGCCAAGTCGGGCATCTTTACACAATAAAAAACCCTCAGGAGTGAGGGTTCTTGTAGATTGAGCAGGTGCAAAGTCACCTAACTTTAAGTGAAGCAAATAACGTTTCATTTCACATCCTAAGGTTTCTTAGGTGGAATAGTTCCCCCACCTTTTGGTTGATTTAAACAAGGCATATAACCCCCATGCTTACTGGTATAAATGCAGTTTCGGCAAAGACATTTATTCATTAGTAACTTTCCTACAGGCAATAAAAAACCCACCTTTAATAGTGGGTTTCTCTAAGATCAACTTATTTATTTTGCAGCATTGCCTGAATTAACTTTGTTACCCCAACGGCGGTAATCAGATTGTTCAGACTTACTTAAATCATTAAAACTAACTGCTTCAAGCAAGTTCACTCGATCTCTACCTGCAGCTAATTTTGTCTTGATGTGTTCACGCCATGAATCTACATCATTGCCAAATCCATCTTGCTCTGCAATAACTTTCTGTCGCTCTAATGGCAGATCTAAAATTGACATTACAGCTCCTCCAATTCAATGTGAATAACACCATTTTGCTCAACTCGATCTAATACACGAAATCTCTTAGGTCGATTAAAAACAACTTCAAATTCTTCATCTTTATATTCACTGATGAAGTTAACATTTTTAGCTGTCTTTGAGTGTATCACAATTCGATGTGGGTAAAAATCAAACACATCGTCTAGGCCATATGTAGCACTTGTAAAAGCGTTATATTCAACAACTTCACCGATCTGATGTTGAGCAAGGAATGAAGCAGGTAATTCAGTTCTACGGACAACAGGACTAGCCCAGTTAGGCAAACGATCCAAGGCACTACTTAAAACCTTGGAAGCAGCAACCAATTCAGTATAGAGCCCATCACCTTCTTTAATAACGCCGTTAAGCATCTGGTTTAAATCCCGATAGCCATTACCTGTGTAGAATCTTAAAGCCACCTGTTCAGGCAGCGTTAAGCCATATACCTCTGCAACACGTTGGATTTTAGAATCTTCGGCAAGTTTTTTCGCAATTCTTCCAATTTGATTCTTGTTCATCCAACCAAGTAAATCATCATTCTGCCGCTCAATAAGTGACTTACCTTTTTTCTGTTCAGCCATTACCTGCTCAGGCGTTGGTGCATTCTGATCAAATAAATGCTTAGTATAAGGAATGGCCACACAACGACAACGAATGGGAATACCAGGATGCCCATCATCAGGTGGATCATCCCAAGCAAATAAAAGCCCATTCCTAAGCCGATGAGAATGCCTTACTCGCTCATCCTGACTAGTTGACCAGGTATAATGTGTTATCCCTAGTTTTTGCTGTCTGATTTGCGTTAGCCGCCCATTGATTTTGCCAAGTTGGTCAACAGCTATTAGCAATGCCCGTGAATCCGTAGACTTCCCAATCTTAAGAATTTCTTGCTTGATGAATTCTGCACGTTGGCCAGTCTGCAGGCCTGTGAGGATTGCTCCCTCAATTAAATCGAAATACTGACTTGGTATAGATCGAATAAGCCGAACATTTGCTGCAATCGCATCATCAACGGCGTTCTGTAGATCCTCATCACGCATAAGGCCAGTAAAGTCCAAGCCTGTTGCTTTTAATAGAATCTCGCCTATCTGCTTATCACTCGCCTGCTTTTGCTTAATCACAATTTGTGTTGCGACTTGAGTTGCTATCAACTCAATGCTGCTGACGATTTTGTTCTTTAAATTCTCAATTGAATTTTTAATGCTAGAAAAAACGCCGTCTGAAACATGCAATTCAATTGAATCACCCATGTTGTATCTCAACATGGGTTCAATCTCTTCGCTAACACCCTTTTGACATAAATTGCTGATGGCTAATAGCGACTTGTAGTATTCAATTTCTGTTTTCCTTGAAACGAAAATAGGCTGAGGTTTTGACTTTCTACCAGGCTTTTTTTTATGTGCCTGCTGCATGATCGGTTTAAGGTGGGTCAGTATCGTCATCTAAGCCCCCATCCAGTTGCTCAAGTACTTTTATATGTGCATCATCAAGAAAATCATAAGTGCCATCTTGCTGCAGCTGCTTAGCAATCATGGCCTCAGTAATAATCCCTTTTTCCAAATACTTGATATCTCGCTCAGTGTTGTTTTTCTCAACTTCTGAACGTGTCTTAATATCTAATTGCCACAGTGGATAAAAGACAAAATTAAAGCCTGCTGGTATTGCTCCAAGCAGGCTTTTAAAAATCACGGGAAATAGCCGATCAAGTAAGGGTCGCAAGATCCAGTTCTGATCAGTAGAGATCCGATCATAGTAATTTCTTAAATCAAACTCACCACTATTATTTAGCCCTGAGGTTGTTTGACCAAAAAGAATCGTAAAAGGAATATCAGCAGATCCTGCCGTTTGCTGTGCAAATTCACGCATCAATTCAGGCAAGCCACCAAAGGTATAGGTCTTAGATTGATACTCCTCATCTTTATCAATCACCAGCATTCCATTGATACTTTTAAGCAGTGCTGCAGCCCCGAAACGTTCCATCAAGTCTTTTGCTCGATCGATAATTTTAGGCATCAAATCAGGAATGCGAATTACATCCACTTTTGCCTCATGCACTAAGCTTGCTGCACCTGAATTTGTGGAAATGAAATTTCTGAGCGTATAGTAAATGGACAATAACAATGATTCACCTTCATCGCCGTGCTTTACACAAATTACTCGTGAATAATGAATCTTGGTCTGCGTTCCATTTCCGTTATTGATGTTGTAATACATTGGCTGTTCAGGCTCACCAGCACTTTCCTCTAATGGAATGTATTGTTGATTTAACGGTTGCACTTTGCCCTTTTTAAGGACTGTTAGGAATTGCAAACCGCCTAAGCGTAATTTATCCAATTCAAATGGCTGATCAATCGCCTGCCCATCAGCTACACCTAGAATCAAATATGCACGGCCATACAATCGCGACCATATTAAAAGATTGGCTAATCGCTCCGAAAGTCGAAGTCTTTTAACCTCATCCGTCAAATTCAGGATCTGACCATCTTCTAACCCAGTGAAATACCAACCAGCTCGAAGCATATCCAAGACTGGACGGTTAACAATTTTTTTAGCTAACCAATCCTGATAAACAGCCTCAAAATCATAATCGTTAAGGGTTGTTTCCTTTGCGAAATGACCATGAGCAGCCTTATCTCGGTTTGTATTGATGTTACTAACAAAGTTTACATAAGCGCCATCATTCACAATGACTGGCGCTTGTGTTTGATTGCGCTCTTCCAAGATACTTACTCCTAGTCTAAAAGATCATATGGCTTAACAACCATATTATTAATTGCATCAATAGTTGGGTCCCATTGGTCATCATGATCATGCGTCATATCAGCCGTTAGCCCCTCTACCTCTTCAACATAATTCAACAGCCACGGCGCAGAAGCAGGCAATACAACCATTCCATCTTCAACATAAAAGACCACGTCCATCGTGCGGACAAGTTTATCTGTGCCACGTTGGATAGCCCTGATCGGTATTGTTGTTTCCCTTGAAACCGTTTGAATTAATGTTGTACCGCTAGATTTATCTTCAACGGCCATATAACGCAGATTGCCAATTTTGTTATTACTAACTTTATGTTTGGTAATAAACTTTTTAGCCTCTTTGATTAGTTCGGGTGCTTCCCATTTCCCACGATGAACATCAATGATGTAAAGCTTATTGTCGTATCCAAGGCCAGCACATAAGAAAACTGAGTAATCGTTATGCTCTTTAGTTTTCTGAGCCGTATCTGCAAAAATTGCACGCCACTTGAGAACTGGCAATTCGATATAACGGCCAAACCACTCAGACTTAACAAGATCTCCACCAAGCTTTTTAGGATTCTGCATGTATTGGCTTGCAAATGTATAACGAGAAACAATCGCGCCGTCCTTATCTTCACCGCCTTTTTCAAGCTGCAGTAATGATTGAAGTGATTCCTTTAATGGCCAATAGCTTTGACGGCCATGTTCATCACGCTCTACATCTCTTGGTACCTTGGTTTGAATATGCTCAGGTAATTGGTTGATGTAATCATCATCGATCAAAGCAGGAATACAGATCTGCTCCCAATCACCAGGTACATTACCAGTCATCACAAAATTAGTCGGATCTTCATCATGTAAACGCTGCATGATTAGAATAATTGGTGTGTCAGACTTAGCTTTACGTGAATTGACCGTGTTCAGTATCTTACGGTTAGCTTTCTTGCGTGCCGATTTACTAAATGCATCCTCAGGCTTTAAAGGGTCATCAAGAATGATGGCACCTGTAAAGCCATCATTTGCTAATGTACCTGCACGGCGGCCCGTAACCTGCCCACCCATTGATGCAGAATAAACATGCCCCGCATCGTAACCATCTACAGTGGTTTTCCAGTTTGATTTTGAGTCAGTACTAGATGAGATCTTAACTGGCCATAGGCTTTGAAAATCTACCGATTTAACAATGTTTCGCGCTGTTGCGGATACATCCTCAACCAGTGACTGTGAAAACGACAAATACAGGAAACGTGAGCGTGAATTACGCGCTAAGCCACGGGCAATAAGATTAGTTAATAATTCGGTTTTACCTGAACCAGGTGGAACGTTAATTACAAGGTTTTTAACCTTTCCAGATATGACCTGATCAATCTTGTCGACAATATATTCATGATGCCAGTTGACTGAGAACTTAAAGCCCATGCGTGGTAAGAAAAATGCACGGGTAAAAAATAAATGCTCGTCCTCACACTTAATCCGCTTTGCTTTGATTTTTACAGGATCAATATTCGCTCTCGAGTTCATTTATAGCCTGCCTTACCTGCTCATCGGTAGCAGTCACATAGGTAGTGTTTTCGCTTTGCAAAGGCCCACCACCTGCACCAGTCAATTCAGTTTTATTGGTATATTGCCCGCCCATCTCCTTCGCAGCTTGTTCTGCCCATTTTGGTGTCAACATGGGATTGTCTGGAAATTTATCGACTAGTTGCTGTAGGAGTTGAAGTCGGTAACGTTTATTGGCAATTGGGATTGCTTCTAATTCTTCATTGGCTATACGGCGATATTCAAAAAACTTATTTCGCAGATCTTCACTTAACTCAAATCCTGCTCGTTTGGTGGGGTCGTATCTTTCGCATTGTTGCGGTGATACTTCGATATTAAAAGTTTCTTTAACCTGCTTTGCTGTATTGGTTGGAGTTTCAAACTCAGCAAGAACCTTAACGATGAACAGCTTCACCTTTTTAGTAATACGTGCCATTTCCACCAATCCATCAACGTACATCAACGTAAATGGCAAAAAAAAATTCAAACTACTCTTAGAAGGCATGTACCACATGCCTGAGCAATTGAAGCTCTGCCAATCTCTGGTTTGCTATTTGCATAACGCGCCATCTCTTTTACATCCTCTGAAGCACCATAACGGCGTACAACCCCGTGAAATTCTTCTACATCATGCCCACGTAGATATAACTTAGGTTCTCCCATTGAGTTATATTCGAAAGTGTTGGTGTCCTTATTGATTTTATGACCAACATGATATAACTCATGCTCTACTAAGGCACAAAAATCAGTATCATCCATCACCTGACACTTACGAGCGTCTAGCGTGATAATGAATTTAGGAACATCCCCGAACCAATCAATTAACTGTAGTTCTTGTCTGTCCCGTTTCCACCCACCAACATTAATCATGACCTGTTCAGTTGTTCCCATCACTTCACGACCTTTCATTTCACATTTTGTATATGCCCATAGGAATGAGATCTTAGGAGGCCTGAAACAAATAATGTGATCATGATCCTTGTTGTAAAGTTTACTTGCTGGATCTAAGAACGTTTCTACTATCCAAGGCCATAAATCTTTATTAGCTGGCTCAAAATGTAATAAGCCTTGCGTATTGGCATAGCCGATATTGTCATCACAATCATTATCTTGTATTGGTGGGTAAGGTCTGTTCATAAAAATCCCTCAGGTTTATTATTAATTCTGGCGATTACTTTATTTTTATTTTTTAGAGTCGAAAAAAATCGCTCGTCTAAAAGGGCTATCTCTTCCTGTGTGAGACCTTTAGTAGTGCAACTCCCTGTATGGTTTAGATCAATCTGAAGGTCTCTAATTTGTTTTTTTAAGTTTTGGAATTCAGTCATAGAGCCTCCGAACAGGCATAAAAAAACCCACCAAATTGGCGGGCTTAATTTATTGGGTATTAATATTAAGAAAGGTAAGAATATTTCTGAGCCAAAAGTTTGTTGGCAATAACGGTAGTTTCAGCATATGGCAATTCAGCACAAAGCCAGAATCGATATGTATTTTCACCTACAATATAAGTCTGACGATTGTATGTTGATGCTTTGCTAGGATCTATTTCGCTTGCTTCAAAATATGTGCTTTCACGATTCGGAACAACTTCACCATCCAAATCACCACCAATACAAATAAGCATCTTAACAATCCATGAAATTATGAATTGCAGCTTAACACATAAAATAAAAAGCCCCGCCAATAACATGTATGTCAGCGGGGCTTCATATGCCGTAATCCGTTCGGCTAGGTGACTCGCATTGCGCTAATGCGAGTGAGGGTTTAGTTTAAAAACTTAGGAATATCGTCTAGGGAAAAGCTCTGATCAATATGCTTATGTACTAACTTAAGAAGTTCGTCAATAATTCGCTGATTATTTTCTAACTGAGTGTTGCTATCTTTCATTTGCTTAACAGCATCAACCGCAACAAAAGTTAATTTCTCGTTTTCTTCTTCTAGGTCTAAATAATCTATATATAGAGACTTATATAATTCCTCTAACTCTTCCCTAGAAAGATCTTTAAGACTTGGTAACTTTGCCATAATTGTTATTCCTGTGTTTTTCTACAAGATAGCATAATGATATGACAGAAATAAAAAGCCAAACATAAAACAGCCCAGCTATCCAAAATGAACAACTGGGCTGAGTGGTACCGTAGTTTAAGGCTGACTGATGTGTTAAGGGGTCGCCAATCCGCAAGTAAATACTCACCTCTTTAGGTGGTCAATCCAAGGGTAGTGTTTTATCTATCAAAACTCCGCACCCCTCTCTCACCTCATTGACCAGATAAGATGCCTATTAACTTAAAGATCCCTAATAGGTAGGACCAGAAACGTAAAAAGCCCGCATAAGCGAGCCTTGGAAACCTTTAAGGGCATCTAATTAATAAAACGCCCATTTTAGAAATACTTATACTGAACCGTTCTGTTTATGTCAAGTCACTGCAATATAATTGGTTTGCTCTAAAGTAATTTCATAATCACTTTCTTCATAATGAAATGATCGTTTCAATTGATCTCGTATGATGTGCTCCCAAATTGTGATTTGGGATTCAGCTATAAGTTCAAACCGCTCGTAACGTTCCGAATATCCAGATTTAGAAACATCCAATTTAGCAATCGTTATTTTTTCAAAAAGTGTGTAAGGTCTCTTTCCTGTCGCATTGCATTTACTGCATGGTTTCGCACCGCATGGATATCCTTTTGAATCGTATATTTCTAACTTGCCTAGTCCTTGACACCCACCACACATACTTTTAACAAATAAATGACCACGTAAAACGACCTCTGCGATACCTTTGGCCACATTGGTTAAATCACCCTGGCAATTGTTCGGTTTAAAATTCTTTTTAATCATTTCCTTATGAATCTTACCAGCAAGTAAATTTCGGACACGGAAAAAATCTGCAGAGTTAATATTGCCTTTCTTAATTTCCACTGTGCCTGGTATCTCATCAATACGTTTTTTTACTTCCACACCGTTTATGATATTTGTTTCAAATATCTTTTTAGCTTCTGTAACTATTGCAATCCTCTCAAAATCAACGCGCTCGAGTAGCAATTCTGCCCACAACTTTGCACCAGGTGATAACAATGCCATTTCGCCTAAAACAATACTTTTAGTGATCTTTCCCTTACCCTCACTTTGAGCAATAGCTAGTCGCAATAATTCTAAAAAATCAAACTTTTCAATCAACATACTTTGCGCTCCTATTACTTAAAAAACTTGCATGTGTGCTGAGTTCCATTAACCCAATACACATCCTGACCTTTACAAACTTGAACCGTATTCCATGTATTAATCGCCACTGCAAAAATGACGAATACAATGAATGCAATAATTAACAACCAATCGTTATTTTTCTGTCTCATTTCAACCGTCCATAAACAAGCATTGCTGCATCGCGGCTGTGCTCGCTTGTTCCACCAACCCAGCCAGTTATTTTTTTAAAATATTCATCTTTTGTTTTAGTCATGTTTGCCGCAGGATGTACCAAATCAAATTTAATACCCTGCTCCTTACAGAATTGCTCCCAAATACTGCAGTCACGTTTAACAGATCCAACGCCCTCACGTACACCAGCTCCCGACTTAGCTTGTCGCGCATCTGTAGATCCGAACCATTTCCGCAAACGTGCATCTTCAATTCGGACGATTAAATCTGGATGCTGGACATATAGCTCTTTGACTTCTTCCATGGCCTTGGTAATGGTTAAAGTCTCAACACGGTTCAAAACCCCTTTTTCTGCTACGGCAAAACCTGTCTTAACGCCGCAATCGATACCAACTCGAATCATGCTTTATCCTCCATCACATACACGTATTGTTCTAAATGCTTGGACCAGTAAACGGTTTTGCCCTGTTTGCTTAATTTGCGTTTACGTCTGCGGGAAATCGGACGCTCTTTAACTTTTACACCGTATTCACATTCCTCAGGTCCAGCGTTTCCCCAAAAACAAGGCAAGTCGTTTGAAATACTGACAAGACAATCTGATCGACTACATTTCATTGGCTTTGTTCCTCTGGACGTTTTTCTAGTGATTCTTTCCAGTCGCCACGGTAATGGTTCAAATAATTATCTCTGGCATTGATATTGAAAAACGCTGATAGATGAGACTGGTTCCTCCACGCATCTCCCATAATTTGTGGCTTCACTAACCAACCACATGCCATACCATCCTCATCAGTTGCCATGAATTGAACATGCTCAGGTATTAATGACCAGTTGTATTTGCTCTTTGGTTTTTGCTCCAAGTCAGCCAAAAACATGCAGCCTTCCTCTGGATATTCAGACATCCAAAAGTAATAACCTTTACCGCTATGACCATCCTCCACAAATGCAATCGTCAATTCTGTTTCAAGTTGATCTATATCGGTTTCACCATCAGGGGCAGAAAACTCAAGTAAACTTTTTAATTGGTGTCCATTTAACGTGATACTCATTGGCTTTGCTCCTTGTCAATCAACTCATAATTAAAGTGCTGAGCTAATGAGTGCAGCATTTCAAGTGCAATGCCATCATCGAGATTGATAGCTAAATCATTAATTGTGACTTTGATTTGATCGTTAAATTTGTGCTGTTCTACAGATACAGTTAGATCGCTATATACATCGTGCTCTATTGAAATCTCGGTCACTTCTGATTGAATTGTTATATTTGCACTCATCACCCTTCTCCTGCACGCGCATCAGCCCAATTGCATTCAACAATCGTAAGCCCATCGTGCTGAAAGCGAGACCAAAGTCGATCGCCCAAATTGTCCTTGAGTTGTTCTTTAGTCCAATTTGAACTTAGAACTGTTGGTTTTTTTGCGTCATAGCGTGAATACAAAACCTTATGGACAAGCTGCAAGCGGCTTTCGTGTTGGTCATGCAAACCATACTCGTCAATGATTAGTAAGTCGTAATCAGTGAATCGCCAAACTGCACTCGCTTCACTGTCATCCGCTTTTGTCCAAGCGTTTGCAATCTCGTTTGCCATATCTTCACTGGTGACATACCGAACATAACTACGCTGATCTAAAACGTTTCTAGCAACTGCACATGCAAGATGTGTTTTACCTGTGCCCGTGCGTCCATACATGATCAAATTGCGCTTTTGCTTGATTTCAGGGTTGTTAAAATCCTTTGCATATGCATGACATGCTGCCTTTGCATCACGTTGGCCTTCATGGGTCACGTTGTAATTTTTAAAACCACTTTCAGCATGGCGAACAGGAAGCAATGCACCTGCAAAGTGTTTCTCACGAACTGAGGTATTCACTGAAACCATATGTTCAGATTGAGCCTTTTCCACCGCCTTAATCGCACAGGTTTTACAGAAATCACGCCCAGCAACTAAAATCATTCGCTCTTTGTGGATTTCACAAAAACGGTTTGAATTTTGAATCTCTGGTTTTAAAAAGTTGGTCATAGCGTTCACAGTGAATCTCCTGTGTCTACGTCATCAGCACATGTTGCGTATTGCTTAACTTGGCCATGTGCAGCATTGACGTTTAGATTTTGTTTGTTATTCGGTGATGCATTGCGTTTAGGTTTTTTGAACTCATCGATCAACCAGGTAGCAAACTTGTATGTGCGTTGGTTATCAGTGAGATCCATCTTGTTTTCCCAATGAGCATTGAACTTGCCCAAGTGAAAATTGAATTCAGGCATAGCGATAACTTGCTCAGCTTGAATACCCATGCTTTGGCGGATAACGTTCAAAAGATTTTCAGGATTTGGAGACCAAGAATTTTCACCCGCGTTTTGTGTGTGTGATTTATCTTGTTCTTGATCCTGTTCTTGCTCCTGTTCTTGTTCTTGGCTTGCAAGGGGCTTCGAAGGGGCTTCAAAGGGGCTATTTGTTTTAGCAATTTCGCCACGGCGAGAAGTCATGCAAAACGCCGTAGCATATTTGTCGAAAAAGCCCGCTAGGAAAGGGTTTGACGGTAAAGAGTCATAATCCTTTTGGACACTCTTGCAACGGTTATCTGCTGGCTTTAATGAGTCAGCTACTTGAAAACGTGCCATCTCGTGCACCCAAACCATTTCGCTAGTGTCGTCATAGCTACAAAACCCCGCTTCACATGCACTTCGAAGCCCCTTTGAAGCCCCTTCAAAGCCCAAACCAGTTTCATGCGCAACGTATAAAATAGGCATGTAATAAAGGCCGAGCATATTTGCATGCGGGCTTGTCATTAAATACAAGGCAACAATCACAGCCTCTGGGCTGCTGCGGAGTTTTTTTCCAGTAGTGCCTGTCCAAAAATGTGGAGAGACTTTTCCATAATCACGCATGCAACACCCCCTTCGAAGCCCCTTGCAAGCCCCTCTTAAGAGGTGTAAATTCTTTCAAAACTTCAAGGATTAAAAAGAAATGGCCCTTATTCGCAAACAAAATGAAATTGATGTATATGCAAATCCAGAAGATAAGTTTGTTTCTATATGCGAGGTTGATGGTCACTTTAATCAACGTGAAGGTGAGTTTGAGGATGCAATAATTAATATTGATGTAACTCATATTGATGCTGTTATTGAAGCTCTTCAAAAATGCAAAGCTGAGATCCTCCAAGGTGGTGAGGTTCAAAACGGTTGAGTGACTCATAATTATCCCCCTAGCTTTACCAAACCACGGTATGCAAGCTGACGAATAATTCTTGGTGGAATAAACTCGTTGTTGATCTTGTATCGTGTACGTGACTTTTCTTTTACTTGAATCAATAAATGCCCATCTTCCATAAGACGGCGAACACTTATAGCTTGCCCCCCCCATATGCGTGGTTTCTTCAAGCATGTAAAATTTTTCTTGAGCCTCTATTGCTGCATTCATAACAGTCAAAGGCATGGCGGCAAGCTCTTTCGCCGTGTAGATTTTCACTGGCTGTTCAAGCGGGATAACAGTTTCTATAGGTGCTTTTGAAACAGTCACATCTTGTTTTTTCTTTTGATTTTTTTTCATGCTTGATCATCCTTTGGCTTTAGATAGCCACCAAATGCCTGTACGAGATCAGCTTTAACTAAACTCACTATGATCTGTTGAGCTAACCACTGGGTGATACGAAATTGACGCATCATTAAATGTGTTAGTTCCTCTTTAGAAACAGCAGCATTCTTTTCGTCATAACCTTTGCTAAGCGAACTTTGCTTCTTAATCTCAAAAATATGCCCAAATAAATACAATGCAGGTTCATGAAATGATTGGATTTCGCTTTGTTGGCGTGAATCTTTCATTTGTTGAGTGAGACTTGTCATAAAGCCTCCTTGTTCAAGCGCTTTTTGTCTTCACGCTCAGTTTGTGTAGCTGGGCGGATTTCAGACTCAGCAACTGTCAATTGCAGGCCATCAGATAAAATGGTTATCCCACTGTCTTTGACTTTCAAAACGATAAAGATCTGATCTGAATCGATTGCACGATCTACAAATTCAAGTTGAGTTTTGATCACAACAGCATTGCCAGGTCTAAACTCAACGCCCTTGTCCGCTGTTTCTTGATTTGATATATTGGTCATGTTCTTGATCTCTCCGATTAGTGAACACTGCCAAAAGCTCGAATCGCAACTTCGGGCTTTTTGCTTATCTGGAATACAGAAATAATTGTTTTGAATACATTCATGTATTCACTTGAATACTTTGTATTCTTTGCCTTTTTGAACATTTCAACTGATGATTGGCCTAAATCACTTTGTAGCTTTAAATCTATGGCCTCTCTCAACCATTTCGCTCGATTGCCATCTGCTAAATCATCTACTAGCTGTTTAACTTCAGCTGGTACACGTGTCGTCATTGGTTCAAGTAACTTTTCTCCAGACTTAATTACTCTCATTGTGGATTTCACCCCTTTGTTAATGTTTGATCTGGTTTAGCTCGCTCCTTAAGCCATTCAGCCGTGAACGCACCCTCACAGTGTTCTGCTAAAGTTTCGGCATAATTTGTTTCGCCTGTGTATTCCGTTCTTGGCAAAACTCCACGCTTTTCCATTTTGCTCATTGCCATATATGAGCGACCAAGTAAAAGTGCTGCACGTGTGCGACCACCTACTTTTTGAAATGCAAATTTAATTGGATTGTTGATTTCTAACTGATCGGCAGTTTCTGAAGTTATTAAAGCCATAATTTAAACCCTTGGTTATTTCTAAAAAATTAAACCATAGATTTAATATCAATACAATCTACGATTGCTTCAATCTAATTAAATTTATCATTAAACTTTTAAACCAATGGTTTGTTTGTATGATTATCACTATGGATCTACTTGTTGAGCGAATTCAAAAATCTTTGGATTATTCTGGCCTATCTTGGTCTGGTGCAGCTGTGAAGCTTGGTCTTTCCGCTCAAGCTGCTACAAACTGGAAAAAAGGAAAAATAGGTAGAGACACATTAAAGTCTTTAGCATCTTTAACAGGTGTGAATTCTGGATGGCTACTTGATGGGTCTGGCTTGATGATTGATGTTGTTGATAATAATGAAAGCAATGAAACCTATAGACCAGTTATGGCTTGGGAAGCACCTAGCGATCTAGATCCAGACTCTTTTATGATCATCCCTCATGTCGATGTGAAGTTTTCCGCAGGCAATGGTCTACTGGTTGAATTTGAACCAGCACCCAAGACGACTGGGTGCGCACAACGGATGGAGTGGTTTCAAAAGAAAAAAGTTTCACCCAAAAATCTTGTAGAGGTGGATGTTGATGGTGACAGTATGGAACCAAGAATTCCAAATGGTAGTGTTGTAATTATTGATAAGTCTATTAACAGCTTGGAGCAAGTTCAGAATAGAAAGGTATATGCAATAAGGTATGGTGATGAACTAAAAATCAAGAGGTTGTCTCGTAGATATGATGGTAGTTTAATCATAGATAGCGACAATCCAAACTACGAAAGAGAAATTGTAGAACCCAATCAGCTTGAGCATATAAGTATCATTGGCAGATATGTTTCCCATACATTTGACGGCGATATCTAGTTATAGAAGGAGTTAGATCTCTTTTGAAAACAAACTACTCCTTACAGGAATAAAATCATGATCGGTACACTCAATAAATCCAAAACAGCCTTATCTATTAACAAACAGGAATTTAAAGCAGCATTGTCTAAAATAGGTGATGGTATTGATAAGCAGGTGGCATCACTTAAGAAAGCCAAGCAAAACTATGATGCTGCGGAAATGGCAAGGGAAGTCATTAACGAAGCAAATATTTTTGAAGCAATAATCGAGGGATTTAATGAGGCTGAAGGTACTAATCTAAAGTTGGCAGATATAAGCAATTTGGATCAAGCGCAAGGTTGGATTGATGAGTTTTTAGAAAAGTACAGCGCTTAACAATTTCCCTTAAAATATTACGAGATAGAGATGGAATTAAACAACGATAATTTACCCATTAATTTGATTATTAAGAAAATTAATGAAGCGGCTTTAAAAAATGAATCGCTAACTCTAAGCGCTGAAGAAGTAAAAATTGTTTCTGAGGATTTTGGAGATCAATACTTTGTTCCTGTATTAACAAATGAACAAATAATTCAAATGTGTGAAGAAGGCACCTTAGGTAAACCGATCTTTTCCAAAAATGGAAAAAACTAAAACTGTGAACCCGACACAGTCATGACAACAGATCGGGTGGAGAAAAATGTGCAAATTGGTGTAATTGATTTAAGTCAAAAAGATAAGCCACTCTTGGGCGAATTTAAGTTTTCAAAACTTCCACGCAATGGAGAATGGATTGAAGTGCTTCTTGAAGAAGATGCTTACATTTTTGAAGTTTTGACTGTTGTTTATTCAACGGATGATCATGTAGATATTTATGTGAAACGTCTTGGAGAACTTGATGATCTTTTAGAAAATCAATTTGGTGATCTTTCACAAGATGGCTTAGATGTGTGGACAAAACTTTAGTTTCTCCTTTCTCTAGAATGATCGCAATAAATCTTTTTCCAGTAACAGGTGTTTGCTTGTTTAATGTAATTTTTTGACCATCTTTAGTTATACCAATCATATTAATAAACTCCATTCAACCCACCCCTGCGGTGGGTTTTCTTTTGTCTATTAAATCTAAAATTTAAAAATAATTCAATCTTTGGTTTAATTATGTATTGCACATAAATTAAATCTTTGGTTTAATAAATCTCATGAACAGCAAAAAGCCCTGAACACTTACGACGGCGAACAGGGCTTCTCACTTACTTGAGGTAGATTATGGAACAAAATGTTTTAAATCACAATCGTAGCTACGCAATTCGCAAGGGTTTGTTAAAAAAATGCACAGTTGCAGCTCTTGGTGTTGGTGTATTAACTGGTACTTATGCACTTGTTACCAAGCCAATGGATCCCGCACCTGTTTACTCTTATGCGAACACTCAATCTGTTTACGGGCCAGTAGCGGTTCAAATCACTTCTGATACCACAGGACAAGCCGTAGTTAATCTTGATGGTTTCCGTGTCTACGCTAGCTTTGACTTTGAGCTAATAGAAGAGTGGAACGGTGCTTTAGGTGGTGAACAACCAACAATTCATATAACCAACTTGGCTGTTGACCAGGTATTCACACCAGATGGTGGTAGTTACGGCGACTTCACTAATGCTGATGACATACGCAACATGATCTCGATCATCACTGCTCACATTCAAAAAAATAAAATGGTTGAGGGAGTGTAATCATGGCTATAAATATCATTAGTGCTGATCAACCATTACAAGTTAATGCAATCATCACATACATTTACGCTGATCCTGGTCTAGGTAAAACATCATTAGGTTTTACTGCGGATAAGGCTATTTCATTCGACTTTGACCGTGGTTCTCACCGTACTGGTGAGTTACGCCGTGGTGCAGTAGTTCAGGTCCAACAATGGAAAGACGTTGCGGATCTAACTCCAAGTGATTTAGCGGCATATAACACTGTGGTAATCGATACTGTTGGGGCAATGCTTGAAAGCATTAAAACTCACCTTCTCTTAACTGCAAACAATCGCCAGAAAGATGGTGCACTTAAATTAAAAGCTCAGGGATTGGCTAACCAAACATTTAAACAATACATCAATACACTGATTAGCCTTGGCAAAGATGTTGTATTCATTGCTCATGCCTCAGAAGATCAAAACGGCGATCAAGTTATATATCGTCCAGATCTAGGTGGTAAAAACCGTAATGAGCTTTACCGCATTGCTGACATCATGGGTTATCTAACAACCGTCACCACTGGTGAAGGTAAGAATGCCCGTGTTATCAGCTTCAAACCATCACCTACCCACCATGCGAAAAACTCAGGTGCCTTAGGTGGTGAAACTGGTGAGGTTTGGGTACCTGATCTAAAAGCTAATCCAACGTTTCTTGCTGATCTTATTAAATCAGCTAAGGACCACATCAACACACTCACACCTGAACAATTGGCTTTAACCAAAGCTGTTGAGGACCTCACTAACTGGCAACAAAGCTGTGCCGAAGCTGAACACGAAGGCGATTTAAACCAGCTCACTGAGTCTCTTATCAAAGACCACATGTATTACCAAAATATGCGCCAAATCATGCTTGCTCGGTCTAAAGAGCTTGGTTGCACGTTTGATAAAAATCAAAACAGATGGATTGGTCAGCCTGAGTTTCAAGGCATTTCTAATGCTCAACGTGACGAGCTACTTGGCTTCATTGATGAACGTGGATTGGATACTAAAACAGTTTGTGAGCATCTGGGCATTGATAGCCTTATGCAGATCGAAGTCAAAACCCTTAACGCCGTAAAAAAAGATATCGATAACTTAGCTAAACAAGGCGTTAAGTCATGAGATTCAACTACTCCACCCTAACCCGAATACTCCATGTATTCGGGCCCAATATGACCCACATTTTTGACAATGTGAATGAATCAGAAGTAACGGCGTTGGTTGCCAATGCCAAATTTAAAGAATCGATTTGGAGAAAATAATGATTAGCCTTAAAAACGAAATCGAAAGCTTTAAGAAAGCATGGCTTGATAGTAATGGTCATTTTAAGTTTGTTGACTATAACCCTGAATATGAAAAGTTTGAATTAACTGGCTTTAGCGGGACTCTCTCCAAGGAAGATTTGATATCTGCCCTTATGGCGGTAAATACAGCTTGGGGTATGTGGCTGAAAGCAAAACATGAGGAGGCGTTGCGGAAAAACCATGATGTTGTGATTCGCTCTTCTGATATTGAAAAAGCTATCCAAGAGAGCCCTAACGCCGTTAAGGACATTACTGATCATTTAGATAAAGTGCTGGCAACAAAGGCCTTAGAGTTATCTCATGGCAATTTAACTAAAGCAGCAGAAATGATTGGTGTAAATCGCGGAACATTATCGAAACGCTATAAAGAATATAGAAAAATGGTGGCAGCATGAATATTGAAAAAGAACGAGAGGCTTTAGTAGCCGAAATTGAACTTTTCATTGCTGAAGCAATGAAAGCTTATGTGGTTGAGCGTTGGGCAGATTCATACCAAAACACAGAACCTTTTGCTTATACGATTGATGATAAAAATGAAATTTGGTGGATGAAAACCCATGCACATCAGTTATGGCAATTTTGGAAAGCAGCCAAAGCCCAAAAGCTTGAAGGCTGCGTGGTGGTGCCAGAAACATTAAGCCTAGATTTAGCAAGGAAGCGTGCCGAATATATTTATCAGGGCGCAAAAAATTATCTTGCGCGTGAATACGCCAACCTATCGGCTATTGAAATGCAACTTTTTAAAGAAAGATGGATTGAATCAAAAGCTGTGAGTTTGCAAACAGACTATTTACTGACATTAGAATCAGCAAGGGGCGGAAAATGATTAAACAATTGATACCTACAGAGCCTCAGCAATGCCCTGTTCAAATGCCAGTTTCTTATTTTGGTGCGTCCTATCCTGATTCACAATGTATTGAAGGTTATTTATGGGATGAGGATAGCGGTGATGATGAAGGTTTCACAAGTGGTGGGGACATTCCTTGCCCATTTTGTAACCCAGCCGACCATGCGGACTACATGAAAGAACATGATGGAGATGAGTTTGTTTGTGAAGTTTGTGATACGAAACTAGATAAACTTCATTGGGCTGAAACAGAAAAGCCCTCTGTCAAATTATATGGCCACTGCCCAAAATGTAATTGCAACCAGTGGGCAGGATATAAAGAAGCAAAAGCGGATGCGGAGGAAACTTAAATGGGCGTTGCAATTGATTTAACAAATACTGAGCGTTTAGTTTCTACAGCTGAATTTGCTTTCCGATTAAACATTACTGAAAAAGAACTTTATGCTCGTATTCAGGATGGTCGAGTAAAACCACCTGCTAAGGATGGTCGAAAGAATGTCTGGCTTAATAGTTATGTGCTGTCTTGTATTTTAAAGAAAGTACAGGATAGTGAAGCTAATGATTTAACTGCTTAAATTTAAGCAATAAAAAGGCCGCATTTAGCGGCCTTTATACTTACAGCAAAACCAAATGTGAGTAATACTGTGAGTAATCACTCTAATTAATATTAAATTAAATTTAAATATCAACTAGTTATGATAAAATTGAGCGGTTTACATCATGCCGCCCATACCCCCCATACCGCCCATATCTGGACCAGCTGGTTTATCTTCTGGGATATCAGTAATCATACATTCAGTTGTCAACATCAAACCAGCAACAGAAGCTGCGTGTTCAAGTGCAGAACGCGTTACTTTAGCAGGGTCAAGAATACCCATCTCTAGCATATCGCCATATTCGCCAGTTGCAGCGTTATAACCGAAGTTACCTTCACCCGCTTTAACTGCATTGATCACAACTGAAGGCTCATCACCTGCGTTTGAAACAATTTGACGAAGTGGCGCTTCAATCGCACGACGTAAAATGTTGATACCTGCAGTTTGATCTTCGTTCGCGCCTTTTAAGCCATCCAATACGTTTACAGCACGTACCAGTGCAACACCACCACCTGCAACAACACCTTCTTCTACTGCTGCACGAGTTGCGTGAAGAGCATCGTCAACACGATCTTTCTTCTCTTTCATTTCAACTTCAGTTGCTGCACCAATTTTGATAACTGCAACACCGCCAGCTAATTTAGCAACGCGTTCTTGAAGTTTTTCTTTGTCGTATTCAGAAGTAGATTCTTCGATTTGCGCACGGATCTGTTGAACACGTTCAGCGATTTGTGCAGCATTACCAGCACCATCAACAATTACTGTGTTTTCTTTAGAAACAGTGATTTTGTGTGCAGTACCTAGATCTTGAAGAGAAGCTTGCTCTAAAGACATCCCGACTTCTTCAGAAATCACAGTCGCGCCAGTCAAGATCGCGATGTCTTGAAGCATTGCTTTACGACGGTCACCAAAACCAGGTGCTTTAACCGCACATACTTTGATAATACCGCGCATGTTGTTCACTACAAGTGTTGCAAGCGCTTCGCCTTCAACATCTTCAGCGATGATAAGAAGAGGTTTACCTGTTTTAGCAACAGCTTCTAATACCGCAATCAATTCACGGATGTTGCCAATTTTTTTGTCAACAAGAAGAATGAACGGATTTTCAAGTTCAGCAGTTAAGGTATCTTGCTTGTTCGCGAAGTATGGAGAGATATAACCACGGTCGAACTGCATACCTTCCACAACGTCTAAAGCGTCTTCGAAGCCAGAACCTTCTTCTACTGTGATAACACCTTCTTTACCTACTTTTTCCATCGCTTGAGCGATAAGTTTACCAACAGTCGTATCCGAGTTCGCAGAAATTGAACCTACTTGTTCAATTGCTTTGAAATCATCAGCAGGCTTTGCATTGGTACGGATATTTTCAACAACAGTTTTCACTGCGATGTCGATACCACGTTTTAAATCCATTGGGTTCATACCTGCAGTTACAGATTTGATCCCTTCATTTAAGATGGCTTGAGCAAGTACAGTTGCAGTCGTTGTACCGTCACCAGCGATGTCATTTGTTTTAGAAGAAACTTCACGAACAAGTTGAGCACCCATGTTTTCAAACTTGTCTTTTAAAGAAATTTCTTTTGCAACAGTAACACCATCTTTAGTGATGTGTGGCGCACCGAAAGAACGGTCGATGACAACGTTACGGCCTTTAGGACCTAAAGTAACTTTTACTGCATCTGCAAGTGTGTTTACGCCTGCAATCATTTTTGAGCGAGCTGAATCACCAAATTTTACGTCTTTAGCTGACAT